CGCTCGCATCCCTAAGTTGGGTGAAAGACTTAACGGTCACATGGCCCATACACTCAAGTCTGACTGCCAGGTCACCATCGGTGTTGTCCAAAGTGAACCAGGAATCGGGGTAAATGAATGGGAGGGTCATCTCAAGACCTTGACAAGTCTGAGGGTATATGAACCCGGATGGTCTCTGGGATTGTGCCATGAGAACAGATTCACTGGAAACTGCCGCTCCGATGGACCCTCCAGAGAATGGCTCGACTGAAGGGTCCGTCACACTTTTGGCCAAAGGCCTGTAAGACACCAAGGCCGCGCCGTATTGAAAGGGTGTGGCGTTGATGACAAACTTGAGATGAAGTTTGGCCCTCAATCGAGAAAAGCCCAAAAGCTTGTTCTTAATTGAGGGGGTGTCCAGGAAAAACGACTTCCAAGGATAAAGTTTATCGTTCAAGAATGATAACTCCGACCACGTGAATTCATGTATGAGGACAGGCCTCTTGAACCAATGGTCCAAAGAAATGTCCTCTTTGGTAGCACCCACAGATCCAGTAGGATCCATGTTAGCACCATAAGTCACGGTAGTAATAGGAGTTGCATCTTGAAATTTTGTAACGTTTGTCGCGAGTCAGTTACAACGAACCTTGGTCGACTCCAACCAAGGTCGCGGAATGAAATGTAGCGTGCACAAAGCGCTATCATAGATATATTACCGGGATCGCCGGAAGTGCATGGTGTCGATAATTGAACTTTCCCTCACTCACTCATTCAAAACGTGAGAGAACTACTACGAGCACCACTAGTCTTTGGTTCAGGACGTAGACTAAAGCCCATAACCCAAGTGCATTACACTTGAGCGGGGGGGTCGGCCACCGGCAAAACGTAGGAAAGATAATCCTCACGTGAGCAGGAGGCCTCGGGAATCCAATCGGAAGTAATATCGAAATGTGTCATGACCTTGCGAACAAGGTCGTGGTAGAAGTCGAAAACCTCCTTTGGATGTTGAGCAGCCTCACGATGGACGGACCTGAGAACGTCCACAATATGAGCCTTCTGTGCGATGTTACGTGAACTTTTCCACGTGAGAAGGCTTTTATCGATAGACGAGCGTTTCAGTGGTGCAAGCACAACCGCGGAGCCTGGATAGAAGGCAAAACCTCTCTGCAGAAAAGTGGTTTGTGAGATGTCGATAAAATCGATGACCCGATCAGTCTTGTCAGGATCTGTGTACACAATGCCAAAACGAGAAGCCACCTCAGAAATAGCATGATGAGAGAAGAACCTGTTGGCAACCCCAAAAATATTGTCATCTCCATAAGTCATGAGTGAGACCTCCTTATCGAAAACGCCGAAACCCTCAGCGATTTGAAAAGGATCAGCGAACTCGTAGTCGATGCCAAGAACACGCTCACAGTACAAAATGATGAAGAAATACCTCAGAAGTATCGAGTTGACAAAACAATTGACAATAACCGTAAGGGAGTGGCCCGAAGGGTTCGTCCCGAAGAAAAGAGCCAGATCACCAAAGAAATCCACTGTCGAATACAAAATGTCATTGAGAGATCCCACTATGACAGCCTCCTCATCGGGTGTGTACGAACCGAGGATCATGAGATAAGTATACAAAAGACTGAGCGCAGACTTCATGATCAGGACATTGAGAACGCTCTTGTCCCATCCCTTAAAATCTCCGGCCACAATTTTGTTGCGGCCGTATTTGGTCAGGTGATGATAAAAATCTGTCCACTCAGGTCCCGTCGCGTTGACACCAGGAGCCGCCTCGAATAAGATGGAGTTGGCCTGGATGAGGACGATGAGGGGGAGGAAGTAGGTGCGAATCACAATGCTAAGAGCAAAAGTAGAGCCAAAAATGACTCGAGTCTTAGCGATGGCCTGTTTCGCGAATGACACTGGTTCATCCTTGAAATTGGCAGTGAAAACTGCACCCCCCTTCTCACCAGAGATATATCTGGACTGGAGCAATTCCACATCATCCATGATAACCTTATCCGGCAAGAAAGCAGACAGGTGATCTCCCCTAGGGTCAGTGGAATGAACGAGGTTGCCCTTCGGAGTGTTGTGGGGAAAACCAGCACTTGTCCTGAAATCCATGTGGTTGACTGAACCCACGTTAGGGATCCCGTTAACAGTATCATAGAGATCGAGCCTGCCTAGTTTGAAATCAGGCTCACCCAAACCCCTAAGAGTCTTGTTGAGGAAACACGTACTGGCGGCATCCACTACAGCCTCATTAAAGTTGAGCGGTGTGACCCTCATGCCGGACAGGGCCTCGACCTTAGGCCTATCTCCACTCAAGACAGGTGGCCCTGTCGTGGGTGGGCCGAGATCCGGCTCAAGGATTCCAGCCATAGGACTAACGCAGACACCCGTAACGGGGTCCCTCCGAAAATATTTCTCCCCATCATCCCTGGCGATGGAACCAGCCACAACATAAGGCCCATCCTCAACAGAGTTGAGGGGGCTCTTGGGGTGAAGCGGAGCG